ACGCGACCGTTCGCCATCAGGGTCACCGGAACGCCGTTGATTTCGGTATTTGGGGCGTTCGTATAGGGCTTGAGAAATTTAGAAATGAGCTCGGCGATTTTTGCAAGCGACTGGCGCTCGCTCACTTCCGCAATTCCAATATTACGCGCAATCTGAACGAGTTCTGGGCGCGTGTACCGATCGTACTGTCTGCCGTTTATACGAACCGTCCCCTTGGCATTGTAATTCATCCAGTGTGTAGGCTTTTTCCAGTTGCCTGTGGGCTCGTTGGCCGGACCTGCGGCGCTGTTGGGCGTTCTGGGGATGCTGAACAGGTTCCGGACCGAGTTGGGAATGGCCACACCCGCCTTTTTATACGCCGCCGCGACCGTCTTGCGCGACGCGGCGATACCCTTGGGCATCTGGTAAAAGTAAGGGCGACCCCCGGGACCAGGCTTGACGTAGTAGCCCTCCTTGGTGGAGGTCCAATTGGGCGCGCGCCGCCCCTCCGTCTTGGGCGGAGGCGCCTCGGTGCCCGTGATGGCGAAGAGGTTGCGGACCTTTTGCGGAATAGGCACGCCTGCATCAGCATACGCCCTGATCATCTTGGGTCTGACGAGCTTGAGGTTCGCCACCATGGGGTAGAAGCGCGGCTTGCCGTTCGCACCGGGTCGAACGTAAAACCCTTCACGATCGTTGTTCCAACCCATCGCCTGTGAGTAGCGCTCCGCGCCCTGGGCCCGCTTCTTGGCGAGGTTCTTGCGCGCGGGCTTGGGGAGGTTCGGCGCGCGATTGTAGTCGCGCCCCCCTCCAAAATTCCTCCCGTACTTGAACACCTTGAACTTGTCCACGAGGTACTTGCTGAACATCTGTTGTAGAATTTCGGAGGTGGCACCCACTTCCTTGAGGCTCTTGAGCCCCTGAGTCAAAATCACACCATTCGTGTAAATAATGAGGCTGGCACGGGGATCAGACCATTTGATATATGCACCGGGCATGAGCTCGGGCTCGTATTGCACCTTGGGGATCTTCGAGTTGGGTACACGCCGGACAATCTCCGACACGAGCTCATCAAGATTGAACTTGCGGCTGACGTACAGACGCGTGTCAATCTTTACCATCTTTATCGGGACTTTGATAATGCCCGGGTAGTACGTCTTTTCGAGCAGACGGATCACGCGCTCGTATGGTCCCGTGCTGCTAATCTGCATCTTGCCGTTTTCAACATGGCTGACGTAGGCGGTCGACGCGGGATTTTTAAACTCCACAGAGAAGGCCCAGCGTTTCACCTTGTCGAGGTTGGCCTCACCGAGAGGCCCGCCGGCGCGGTTCTGGAGCTTGCGGACGATGGGCAATTGACCGGTCGTGCTGTAGCCGAGGAGCTCCTTGACGCCCGTGGGAAGGGGCTCTGTCGACAGGTCGTGAAAAGGCACGTCGAGAGAAATGATCGTCGACGTGATGACCGGTTTGGTGAGTGCGTAATCAAAGTTGTTGAATTTGTTTACGAACTCGCTGGGTTTCGGCGCGCGCTTGCGGGCCCAAGCCGCCTGAATCTTCCGGGCAGCCACGTCCCTGTTCATTATTAGATTGCGGTATTTAAATCCTGGGCCAGATCCAACCCGTACACGAACGGCTGGGTCGCCATGGTCGTCTCGCGCCACGTGGTTCCTGGCCGGACCTCGAGCTGCCGCGAGCTGAAGGGCCCTGCGTAAAAGTCGGGGTTGAACCGAGGCCGACCCAGATTGTTCGCTTGGCAGTGCTGGTTGAATGCCGTGACGAACATCTTCTGCGGGCAGCACAGGTTCGGCCCATACACGACATTCTCCGAGGCCAGAAAGTGCTGGAGGGTATTCGTGACCATCGCCACCTGCGTCTGGATCTCGACAAAGTACTTTGGCAAGACGTTCCAGATGTCCTGATCCGAGAAGCGCTGGGCGTAGTCGAGATACGCGCGCACGCACTTGCACAGAATGATGGCCATCTCGGAATCGAGCTTGTCATCTAGGTGCGGGTCCGCCTCCGCCACCTGACGACCAAAGTTCCAGGTCACGAGGCGACGCAGCACGGAGCCCGAGTTGTCGCGCCAGTTGGGCACCTCGTTACCGGCCAGAATTCCCGGCACCTTCCAGGTCAGACTCTGGGCCGTCTTGTTCTTGCGGGCGATGCTCATGTCCTCACCGCTGACGAGAGACTGGAACTCAGCCTGCTCAAGGGCCATGTCGCCCTTGATCTCCGGTGCGATGAACATGAAACCATCGTAGATGGACTCGAGGCCAAACTTCTTCTCGATGTTGTTGCTGAGTGTCCGGACATCCTGACCTTCGTAAAACTTTTTACAAATTTTTGTAATAATTGTAGACTTGCCTGAACGAGCGATACCCTTGAGGAAGGGGATCACCTGCCACGAGTCCATGTCATTCAGGTCGAAGCACAAGCGGCCGCAGAAGACGTAGAGCCACTTGCAGACATCCTTGCTGAATCCCTGGTAATTCATGACGGACTGCATGTGGGGCGTGGGAATGTCATACCAGTCGCGCGTGTCGATCGCGCCCACGTCAAAGTCCTGATCGAAATACTTGGAGCTGACGATGGTCGGGTCGAGGTGCTTGAAGTTTTCGCTCGTGTACTCGTAGAATCGAGTGGCATACCGGCCCTCCTTTTCATCCAGGAACTTGCCGACGAAGATACCGTTGCGAAAGGACCACACGGCCCTGTTCTTCTTGATCTGAGGAAACTGTAGATCGCGGCAGTTGGTCAAGTGGCGGATCGTATCAGTCACGATGGAACCCTTACTGGTCATGTGCTTCCACATGTCATACTTCTCCTCCTTTTGCGAGTAGTAATAGACAAAGTCCTTGATCTCCATGACGGGCTTCCACGCCTTGGTCAGGTGGCCCTCCTCGGTCGCAATCTGCTTGCAGCAGTGGTCACCGTACCGGCGCATCTTGAGCTTGTAAGCCTGGTCGAGTAGGTACAGAAGGAACTTCTGGAACGAGCTGGTATCCTCCTTTTCCGTGGAGGGGTCGCCCAGACCCATCGTCTGGCACCTGAAAATCTGGGACTCCATGTCACCCTTGATCGGCACGTACGTGGGGTGGTTGATTCGCTCGTAGGTTCGAACCCAACGGAAAATCATCTCGTACGTGTCGTCCACGGTCTCGATGAGGCGTGTGACGCGCTGGCCGAGCCGAAACTCCAGACCAGTGACGTCAGTGCTTGCATCATCGCGGATGCCGAGCTCCCCGGCACGATGGTAAACGTCAGACAGAATTGTGACAAAATTCCGCCGCTGGTTACCGATCGTATCAATATTTACATTTTGAATTTGGCCATCTTCAAAGCCGAAGATTTGGGCACCGTTGACCCACGGGACGTACTTGTCCCCCTTGACGTTCAGACACATATGATCCTCGAGCTTCGTCACAAAGGCGTTGAGCCGCTCGGCGTTCATATTGACGATGTCCGAATGGTGGAGTTCCATTCGGATCTCGTTTGTTTTTTCAGGAGTCGCGTGGTCGATCGTCTGCACGCGCTCCATTTCTAAGTTAGCGTCACATATTTTTAAGCGGGAGGCGCCGGTGGAGCCTTGCTCAGGACACTCAGAATCTTAATCAGAATTTTGTTCTGCATCTCCAGGGCCACCTTGACCCCGACCATGGCACTGGCGACCGTCTCCCCATCCTCGGTCGTGAACATCTGGCCCAGGGCGTCCAGGAGGTCACCACCGTCATCCATCTCCATCTCCTCGTCAAAATCCATCTCCTCATCCTCGGGCACGTCTTCGATATCGGGCTTGGCGGACATTTGAAATTATCAGAGAGTTTTGTTTTAGTTTTTAGGCGCGGGTGCTTACAGGGGCAGGCCCTTGCTGACCATGGCGTTCTTGAGGGTACGGTAAGCGTTAGCCAGCTGGGCGTTGGTATTAGCCGCCGCAGCGTTGGCCACCGCAGCGTTGCCAGCCGCCACCGCAGCGCCTCTGTTGTTGGTGGCGTTGGGGCTCTTGGCGGCGTTCAGGGCGGCCCGGGCCGCATTATTATTAGCCTTGGCGGCGTTCGCCTGAGCCTTGGCGTTGACATTCTGAGCGGCGACGACGTTGGCCTGGGCCGCCGCCACGCCCATGCTCGCGTTGGCCGCCTTGTTGCCAGCAGCCACGGGCACGATGCCATCCTGTACCGCACCAGCCATGGCGCCGGCGTTCGCGGCATTGGTCTTGGCCGCGGTCATCATAGTAGAGTTCATAATTACTCTAGTCCGAGAAATTTTCCCAGGGCGCGTCAGTGATCGGTCCCAAATTTTTTTCTCGGGCCATAGTACAAATGGCCGGTGGACTTATGCAGCTCGTTGCTTATGGCGCTCAGGATGTGTACCTGACTGGGCAGCCCAAGGTTACCTTCTTCCAGGCGGTGTACAAGCGCCACACCAACTTCGCGATGGAGAACATCCAGCAGACGGTGAACGGCACGGCGACCCCCTCGGGCCGCGTGTCCGTGACCATCGCCCGCAACGGCGACCTGGTCGGCAACATGTACGTGTCCCTGCTGCCGGCGGCGGCTAACGTGGCGTCCGACAACTCGTCGGCCGACACCTGCTGGATCGCCGAGCGCGCCATTGCGGCTCTGGAGCTGACCATCGGTGGCCAGCGCATCGACAAGCACTACCAGACCTGGTGGCGCCTGTACGCCGAGACCTTCCTCGGCGAGTCGGACAAGATCAACTACGGCAAGATGACGTCGAGCCCGGTGTCCACCATCAACACGACCAACACCCCCCGCGTGTACCTGCCCCTGATCTTCTTCTTCAACCGCAACCCGGGCCTGTACCTGCCGCTGATTGCCCTGCAGTACCACGAGGTGCGCCTGGACTTCGACCTGACCACGTACTACAGCAACTACTTCACGACCGACTTCCAGGTCTGGGCCAACTACGTGTACCTGGACACTGAGGAGCGCCGCCGCTTCGCCCAGAAGGGCCACGAGTACCTGATCGAGCAGGTCCAGCACACCGGCGGCGACTCGATCGCCACCGTGAACGACTCCGCTCAGCTGGTCCGCCTGTCCTTCAACCACCCGGTGAAGGAGCTGATCTGGTGCTACGCCAACGCCACCGCCACGGTGGTGAACAGCATGTGGAACTTCTCCACGGCGACGGCCAACGTGAACGTGACGGTGAGCCCGCTGGCGTCCACCGGCGCGACCCTGCTGCCCCACGAGGTGGGCTGCCCCCACCTGGTGTCCAATGTGTCCGGCGTGTCCAACGTGTTCTGGGTTGAGGAGGGTGTCCGTGCCGCCGGCGCCGCTGGCTACGAGGTGGGTCCGCTGAACCAGTTCAAGCTGATCCTGAACGGCCAGGACCGCTTCAAGGAGCAGATCGGCAAGTACTTCAACCAGTACCAGCCGTATGTGTACCACACCGGCGTGCCCTACCCGGGCATCTACGTGTACTCCTTCGCGCTGCAGCCGGAGGAGCACCAGCCGACCGGCACCTGCAACTTCTCGCGCATTGACAACGCTCAGGTGTCCGTGGCGCTGAAGAACGGCTCGCAGGCGACCCTGCAGAAGCTGTTCGCGGTGAACTACAACATCCTGAGAATCCAGAGTGGGATGGGAGGTTTGGCGTTCAGCAATTAAACACCCCATAGGTAGAAGGTATGGGAGGTATAAACTAAAAACCATAAAAAGCGGGCCTCGGCCCCAAAAATCCCACCATATATGAGGGGTTTTTGAGGACGATCTGACTTAAAGAAACCACCCACTATAGTAACAAATGGCGGAAGAGACCAAGAGATGTACGAATTGCACGCGGGGCCCTCAAACTCTTGATCAGTTTATCGGTGCACGGGGCAAACCCGTATCTACTTGTGCAAAGTGTCGTGAAAAGGGAAAGAAAGCGGACGCCAGGCCCGACCGCCAGGAGTACCACACGGAGCTTCAAAAGGCCCGTGGCGCGGGCTACTCGAAAAAATCTACCGACAAAAAGAAGACCGACCCAGCGCCACCGGATCATGACCTCGAACAAACGTGCGAATGGTCCAAGAATGAAAAAACGAAAGAGCGTCTGAGTCTGTGGAAACGGCTCAATATTCATGACCGTATCAGTTCTTCAAAGCGCCAGGCTATCGCAAAGGAACACCAGTGGACCATTACCGACGACGAGGCTGAAAAGATGATGACGAGTCCATGCGTCTACTGTGGTCACTTGGACCTGGCGGTCCGGCTGAACGGCATTGATCGCCTGAATCAACAGGGACATTACACAACAGAAAACACCGTGGCGTGCTGCTGGACGTGTAATTTTATGAAGGGGCGTTTCGATCCGCGGACATTCATCGAGCAATGCAAGAAGATCAGCGCATGTGCACACGAGTTTCCGGATGTGCCAATACAGACGAATATAAGACCTCGAAAGTTTACGGGTCCGTCACCAACTCCAGATCAAGAACCGGAAACTCAAACCACTCAAGCCCCATCCCCAGATCCACAGACTCTATAGGAAACGCCAAAAGGACATCCACGTCTATAAACTCGGCCATTTCTTCATCATCCCCGCAGAACAGATTCTTGGCCCGGATCCGCGCCGCCCACGCGTCCTCGAGCTGTATCAGAGATGTCTTTTTACGAAAAGAAATCTGGAGAGTCCGGTCGTCACAGTCTTCGTTGGCGCAGTGCTCTGAGGCGAACGTATATGGCGCCAGATACGTCATCTTATAGAGCTTCTTCTCTAGTTCTTTCTTATTGTAAAGAGCCTGGCAGAGCTCCATACCCTCTTTGTATTGCGCGTCAGTCAGCGACTCCTTGACCGAGTCTATGAAATCAGACACGGAATGCATCTGGTCCTAGACAAAAAACCTCTACAGACTTTAAATGCTCATCTGGCTTTTGATCCTTCTGTCGCTCGCGCTGCTCGCCAAGACGATCAGCCCGTACGTGTCGTTCAGCCCCAAGACCCTCTACACGTCCCCCGTGCCCCACTGGATGCGTGATGTGGACCCAGGTCTGAATTTCAGAGTTTCTGACCGCGCATGATGACTTCGTACTCGAACGTACTGGCGCCAAAGTTTTCTTGCAGGCTCCGTGCGCACTCCACGGTATCGAAACCCGGACTACAGCAAAAAACATCAACATACACGGTCCCGTGCTCGGGGTACGTGTGTGCTGAAAAGTGGCTCTCGGACAGAACGAGAACTCCGGTCGCGCCATGGGGCACGAACTGGTGGAACGATCGCCCTACGACCGAGAACCTGCACTCGTTGGCGACTCGGTCCATACAGGCCTCGAGCTGGGCCACGGTGGTGATTTTCAGGCCCCCCAGGTGTCCGATGAGGTGCTTCATTTATATGTCAAGAGGCCCTCTCCTTTATGGGGTCATGAAGATGGCGCGGAACGTCATGACGGCGAGGGCGGTGGAAAGGGCTAGGAAAAGAGAACCGAAAACAATATTCGGGACGTCCTTGGGGGGTGCGGCACCCGACTTGGATGTAGACAGGGGGTTGTTGGCCTGGTAGACGGTCGCAGTACCGAGTGCAAAGTACAAGACCGTCAGAACAAACCCGAACAGTGCAGTTGCAGACAGCTCGGGCATTTATTATGGCTCGACAAAATAAATAGCCTAGAACCGATTGTACTTGGGCGTGTTCAACACGGTGAAGAACAGGTACAACATGAAAAAGCCGATGACGATGGCGGTGATCGCCTTGATGTTCACGGCCGGGATCTGGCGCCGGCCCGGGTCCAGAAAGTCCTGGATGCCCGTAATCATGAGCAGCACGGCCGCACAGACGTAGATGGCCTTGGCGAGAATCCACGTGTGGAAGCTAGCCGGCTGGATATAGCCACCACGGGGCTGGTTGAACATGCTCGGGTACGAAGCCATTTATTACTTAAGGAGATTTTTATCTGGTCTATTATGAACTTTACGTACCTGGACCCACGGGAGATATTGGAACGTGTGCTCCAGCCACCTGTCCAGCCCCTCGAGCCCATACCGTGCGAGCTCAATGAAAAGTGGAAAAATTTCGAAAAAGAAATTGGCGAGTACAAACTCGAGTGGGCGACGGCTCGCCGCGACCTGGCGATGGCCTCGGCCGAACTTTCGATCAAGCGTGAGGACATCCTACACATGCGCAGCGTCATAGATGGCATGGTGAATACACGTTTAAAGGATAACCTCGAGAAAGTAGTACAGGAGCACGAGGAGGCGGAGGGCATCGAGACGCTGACGCAGCACTGCAGGGAGTTGATGGGCCAAGTGACTGAGATGGAGAAGGTGCTGAAGGATACGCACGCTGAAAGGTACGCATCATTTATTTGCTTTGTTTGTATGGAACGCCCAGTTGACTTGTTCCTGGACCCGTGTGGTCACGTGATGTGCGGGGCCTGTTGGTCGCGCACGTTAAACAAGCGCGAGTGCCCTGGGTGTCGCGGGGCCTTGCGAGACGCTAAAAAAATCTTCACGCTCTCGTAACTCAGTTGGTCAGAGTGTTGGTCTTATGAGAAAAGAACTTTCTCGGAGGGTACCAGAAGCCGCGAGTTCAAGCCTCGCCGAGAGCAGACCCTGTGGCGAAATTGGACATCGCGTGGGACTTCTAGGCGGAAACTCGTTTCTACCCGGTGCCATCCCGAGACTGTGGGTTCGAACCCCACCAGGGCCGCGTAAAATTTCAGAAAATTTCATCCATGTGTATATTGTGGGGACGTAGGACTCTGAATCCTGCAATGGGAGTTCGAGCCTCCCTGGAACCTGTCGACCCGAGCATGTCGTTAAAAGGTTCTTCTGACTTTGGCGCAGTGGTATTTTCACTAGAGCGCTTCGGATTGTAGCTCCGCTGGTCGGGTGTTCGAATCACCCAAGTCAGAACCACTTGCCCCTGTAACTCAGTCGGTAGATTATTAACCGTAAGTGACAGGCTGTTATTTAGTAACGGCGGAAGACCTGTAAGTCGTGCGTTCGAACCGCACCGGGGGCGAATTTTTTTAACTGTCTAGCTCCAGTTAAAAAGATTGTCTCACACTCTACCAATGGAGAAGAAGTGCTCCAAATGTGATATATCAAAACCACTCGAACAATTCCCAAACGACCCGAAATGCTCAGGAGGTAAACGAGGGACGTGTAAAGAATGTAGGTTGAATCAATGGGTGCCCGACGGGGATGAAATTATAGTATGCACGACATGTGGTGAAGAAAAGGTTTATACTCTATTTTCTAAAAAAGGCAAGCAAAAACCATATGAATGCAAGGCGTGTCTGAACACAAGGGAACGTGACAGACGCTCGGGTAACCCAGAGGAATATAATAAAAAGAAACGCGAATCATACCAAGTTAGAAAAAACAAAATAAATGAAACGCGGCGTAAAAACCTGCAGAGGCGCCGTGACGAGGAACCCAGATACAGGGTGATGATGGCGCTCCATGTTAGACTCTACGACGCCGTGAAGCATCAGAGGGGTGTCAAGTCAGCCAAGACTATAGAACTACTGGGTTGCACTGTCGAACAGTTGCAGACATTCATCGAGGCGGAGTTCACCGATGGCATGACGTGGGAAAACTATGGCGAGTGGCACATAGATCACATCCGCCCGTGCGCATCGTTCAACCTCGAGGACCCCGAAGAGCAAAAGAAGTGCTTTCATTGGACAAATCTCCAGCCTCTTTGGGCATTGGATAATATCAGGAAGGGTGACAAGTGGGAAGAGCCTACGCATTCCATGCATTAGGCACCGAGCGCCGTGCCGGAGATCGGCCGCGCGAAGATGCCCGTACAGGCGACTTGCTCAGGGGCGCGTTCGCGCGCCCACCGGTGTTCACCTGGCGCCCGACCCAATTCCAAAAGTTGATCGTCTTTTGATGTTTCTCGATACTGTTGGCGTTGAGACCCTTGAGGCCCGCACGGACCTTCCAGTTGGCGTTGTTCATCGCGACCCGGCGCGACTTGAGAATCTCATGAATCATGTGTTTGGCGGCAATCCGCTTGTTCATGTTCAGCCCCGTGATGTTCTTCATCATGCCACGGGCCAAGTCAAACTGCTTATTCTGCCAGGCCTGAAACATCGTCTTCGGAACGCCCCTGATTATTTTCGAACGGTTTGCGATGCTATTGCCGCGAAGGGCCACGCGGTTGTTCAGAACGAGCCACACACCGTGCGGATCGGGCTTTCCAGGTACAATCTTGTAGCGGGCCCCGGAATTCACGGGTATGTAGAAACGGGGCGCGACTGCGTTGAAAACGCTCCACCACTCACGGACCAAGAGGTTCCTCGGCTTGTTTGGAGCACTCATTCTATATAAAGATGACCGGAATTAATTTGAATAATGAAGGTGCGTATCCCCGCGGCTTTGCGCGAGCAAGTCTGGCTGGCCTTTTGCGGGGATCGGCTCTTTAAACACAAGTGCCTCGTCACGTGGTGTGAAAACGTGATGACGCCCTTTAATTTTGAGGTGGGTCATAACGTGCCCGAGTCCAAGGGTGGTGCGACCGATCTGAATAACCTCAGGCCCATCTGCGCCAAGTGCAACCGATCTATGGGTGACGAGTACACGATCGATCAATTTTCAGCCTTGTCAAGTGCGCGTGATCACCGCCATCTCTGGGAGTGTTTCCGGTTAAAAGAAAACGACGTCTAGGTAATAAGATGGCCGAGATCTTTCGGTTTTACCCGGAGGGCAAGACCCTATTCATCGAGGTCCTCGGCAACGAATACCTGAAGCGTCAGCCGGCCAATCCAGATGACGCTCAGAAGTTCGCCGAGGGCCTGAAGCCCATCGTGGCACAGGTCGAGGACTTGGTGCGGTCCCAAAACATGCGAGAGGTTCTGATCCTGAACCTCAAAGGCGTTGGGCTCGCGTCTCTGAACACACAGACGACGAGCCAGCTTGTGAGTCTCTTGTACACGATCCGCTCAGACGACGAGGCCTTCCTGGACCGTGTGGAGATTCAAAACTCGAATCCGCTCTTTGAAATGTTCTACGGGCAGGTCAAGCGCAACCTGCCACAGAAACTCGTCGAACTAATTACCTTTGTGAATTGAAAAGTTGCGGACGGTCACGGGGGCCTCACGCCAAAAAGTCTTGGGGTCTGTTTCGTAAAGCTCAAAAAGTCTTTGATTGTCTTCTTGGCGGAGAATCTCAGGATCCCGGCCTTCGCGGTCCTTGAGGCCGACGGGAAAGTCCTCGAGTAGGACCGTCTTGAGGGCCATCAGCTCCGGTGAATAAAGACAGGCCAATTCGTAGCCTATATCAAGATCAAGCCCGTCTGGCTCGGTCTTGACCCAAAAGTGTTCGCAAATTTCGCCTGAAGAAATACAGTACCCATGGACTACACGCGCCTCTATTTTTTGAGCCGCCAAGTACTTCATGAGTACTGCACAGTGATGGACGACGGTCCCGCCGATTTTATTCAATTTCATACGCTGGGCAATTCTTTTCAAGTCCAGATCCATTGAGAGGGGCCCTGAAAAAAAGGAGGTTCTGTGTACGCGAGGCTCACAGCCCCGACACCCCAAGTACCCAAACAAACATGGACCTCAAGGCTCTCCGCACCCCTACCCACACAGCCCTCGAGCTCGCGGCCGCGCGCGCCAGTACACAGTCCCGGGCACCGCGCCTCGTGCACTCGGCGGTCAAGTCTGCCCGTGTCCTCGAGCCGGTGGCCCGCTCTGAAATATGGAAGCAGTACCATGCGGGCGCTATCCGGGACGGCCACCCCGAACCCGAGCGCTTTGCTGACGCGGCGGTGCGCGAGCGAACACAGACTCTGCTCAAAAAAGAAAAGCGCTCTAAGGTGGCGTTCCTGAGCGACCCGCCCAAGCCACCCACAGCGGCGATGGAGGCCAGCGGCAAGCCTTCAGCCCGCAACAAGATGGTCGGAGCCAAGTGCCAAGCCAAGACTCTCGAGGGCCGCCAATGCGGCTTTGCGGCCACCTGCGGCCCCTTTTGCAAAAAGCACGCGCCCAAGGAGCCGCCGCGGCCCCCTTTCCAGCTCGTGACCGACGCGCGCCGCTTCACCAACGCCCGCCTCAAGGGCTTCTTGAACGCCAAGCCCTCCGTGGTGAACAAGGTGCTCGGGCCGCCGAACGGCCTCCCCAACGACTTGATAGAGGCTGAGTGGAAGCTAGTGTTTTCTGACGGCACACCCGCCACCCTCTTCTACAGCCGGTCCGACCCGTCGCTGCACGTCTGTGGAGAAGACGTGGGTGTTATCGGCCGGGTCCGCCAGCTGCTCGCGCTCTAAAAACTTCTAGCGGTGTAATAGAGACATGGACTGGAACTACATATGGGCAGCCCTTTTCATCAACTTTATCCTTGTCCGCGTCGTCCCTAAAATAGTGACGAAGCCCACAGGTTTCGGACCCGTGGATGACGTCGTCCTTTATCTGAATACCCAGGATGGGTTCCTTCTGAGCTCTAGCCTGGTCCTGGCCCTCGTTATTTACCTGACTCACTACTGGATGGACAGCAGCTCGGTGGGCACGGTGGTCAAGAGCCCGGTCGTGTAAGAGTGGTCCCAGGACACTATGCGCTGCTCGTAGCAAGCGGCCATTTTACTGACCAGATCCTCGTATACGGGGTGGCCCCACACGAGATCCTTGGTGAATAGAAAATCATCAAAACCTATCGGGCCTAATTTACACTCGACGACGAAAGGAGTCTGCACGTACTCCTTGAGCCCCCCATAGTCGGTGATCACGACCGGTTTGTTACGGAGAGCCGCCTCTACGGCCCCCATACCAACCCCTTCGGAGTGTGAGCAATTCACGTAGCAGTGACCCTTGGCATGCACGTTTTCCATTTGCTCGTCAGACAAAAGTCCGTTGATGACCGTCACCTGCGGGTGGTCGATCTGCACGGGGCGCGTACACGTCGCCTTGATGAGCAGTCGCGCCCCAGGGAAGTTCCCCACGGCCCGAATCAGAGCGTTAATATTCTTGCGTGGATCGGCCACATTCCCGATAGTATAGAAGATGTAGGGTTTCGTCATGAGATTGACACGGGGTGCAGACGGTCCCTCGGCGAACAACCGCAAGATCCGCCAGTCACCTAGGGGGAATTGTTTCTCTAGGACCCTCTGACAAAATTCAGAAGCCACATGGAGTGTGTGATACCGGTCGACCAACATGCCATAGGACGGGTGGACCGTCTCGGTTTCGCAAATTGTCATATAGATCATCTTTGAGCAATACTTGGCGTACTGGTCAACGAGGTCGAGCTGGTCGGCCAAGGGCAGAACAAAGGCGAAACCAGTCGTGTATTTTTGGTGTTTAGGAACCTGGCCAAACTCGACGTACTCGCCATCGGGCACGAGGCGGCTGTACCGCTTCGTCACCTGCCCTATACCGGCGAGGGTCGTCGGTCCTATGAAAAGCCACATTAATTACTGAGACTCTTTACCCTTTAGGTCAGCGAGCATCATGCGCCCAGCCAGATCTTCGAAGCTGACCTTCGGGCTCCATTTCAGAATATCACGGGCGCGCGTAGGGTCGGCCTGCAGGAGGTCAACCTCGGCCGGGCGGTAAAACTCGGGATTTACACGAATCACGAGGTTTCCGTTGGACCCATCATACGCCTCCTCGTCCGGGCCCGTGCTTCGCCACAGGAGGCGCAGACCGGCCGCCTTGGCCGCCGCCTTGATGAAGTCCTTGATCGTGTGGGTCTGGCCCGTGCCAATCACAAAGTCGGCCGGCTCGGGCACTTGGAGCATAAGCCACATCGCCTCTACGTAATCCTGGGCGTGGCCCCAATCGCGTCGAGCATCGAGGTTGCCGAGCTCGAGGACGGGTGGGTTCGCGTCACCAGCCGCCACCGCGCGCACGTACTTGGCGAGACCGATGGTCGTCTTGCGTGTCACAAAGTCCTCACCGCGCCTCTCCGACTCGTGGTTGAACAGGATCCCAGAGCACGCGTAGAGGCCGTATGACTCGCGGTAGTTGCGCGTGATCCAGTAGCCGAAAAGTTTCGACACGCCGTACGGGCTACGGGGCCAGAAGGCCGTCTCCTCGTTTTGGGGCGCGGGCGCCTTGCCGAACATTTCAGAAGTGCCCGCCTGATAAAACCGAATCTTTCTCTGAAAACCAGACTGACGAATAGCCTCGAGGATACGGAGGGTCCCGAGAGCGTCGACGTTGGCCGTGTACTCGGGCTGGTCGAACGAAACCTTGACGTGCGACTGGGCACCTAGATTGTAAATCTCTAGGCGCTCAAATTGTTCGAAAGAGTTGACGAGTGCAATCATCCGGGCCGTATCGGTCAGGTCGCCGTCGACCACGTGAAAGAACGGATTGGTCTTGAGGCGCTCTATGCGCTCGTGCTTCTTCTCCGAACAGTACCGCGTCAGGCCGTATACGATATAGCCGCGTTCGAGCAGGAACTCGGCGAGGTAACTCCCGTCCTGGCCAGTCACACCCGTGATGAGTGCCGCGTGCATTAACGGTAAAGAGAGGGGAGTTTTTAACTTCAGTAGCAATAAAAAAACTCTCCAAAGGTAGATGACGTTGGCCAACGTCCTCGCCATGACTGTGGCTGAGATTTTTGGAAATGCAAATCTCAAGCACTTTGCGGGTGGTGCTGGCCACAACGGCCACCTGGTTGGCGGGTGCGTCGGGTACGCCTGCGTCATGTATTTTTTGATTCAAAGTTTCGCCACGACATCTATGCTCGTGACGACGTTCCTATGGGAGGGGATGATCGCTGTACTCGGGTCGGCCTACGCTCTCTTCGTCCTCGGTGAGCGCTTCACGTCATGGATCCAGTATCTGGGCGTGGCCCTCATGGTCCTGGCCATGTATATGATTCACAAGGGTTAGAGGACCGGCTCGTCTTGAATATAAGATGGACGAATTCCAAAAGCACGTACTTCACCGTCTAGACAACTTAGAGGGTGAACTGCGGGAACTGCGGGACGTGACTTGGCCCGTGTGTCAGGCGAGACTCGACGGCCAAAATTCTATGAACAATATTTTTCAAAAGAAAACTCTTCTCAGGTGGCTGGACGTCGACGAGATACGGAAGCTACTATGGTCCAAGGGGCGGCTCATGGGTCTCAATCGAGACCAAGTCGCGTCCGAACTTCGTGAGATCCTGGTAGTGGAACCTCTGGCGGACGCGGTATGAGGTCTGTCTTGCCATCGGTGTGCTTGCCTCGGGCGATGAAATCCTCGAACGTCTCGGGAGTTTGGTGCTCGTGGTGGCCATCCTTGGCGTGCGCGTACGTCTGGAACTTGCGCCAGATTCGCATGGGTGTGCCAAAGCTGCTCAGGTGCCACCCTGCAAACTGAAAGACGGGAAACTTCCACCGATTGTCCCGGAAGTAATTGGGGCCCATGCGTCTCATGAGCTCTACATTCGTGATGACGGTCCCGAACCAGGGCTCGCCCGTGAAGAGGTACTTGAGGCTGTACTCGAACATCCACATGTGGACCGAGCAGACTATGTGTGGCAGCCGCTCAAACGGCACCTTTGACATGTCCGGGATCTCGTCCACGTCACTAATCATGATGAGGGACTCGGGTGCGGCGTCCTCGATGCCCTTGAGGATCGCCTCACGTTGATACTTTTCACGGGACCACGGGTTTGGGTCCTTTGGTGCCTCCTCGGCCGTCACTATGACGTGCGTAATCTTCGGGAGCCACTTGGCAAAGCGCTCTTTATTCGCCTGAAAGTGGAGCTCCTTCGGACCTCCCACGTGGTTCACCTCTGCTTCGACGAGTACGAAACGATCAACGTACTCGTCGAGCATCTCAAGCCGAAGCTCGAGTAGATCCAATTCGTCCGAAAACATGAAGGCGTCAATCAGCATGGTGGTGGCACCGTGTACTTATAGTAAAGCTTACCCTTAACTTCGAGATCTTTCAAAATTTTCGCGTTATTTTCTTTGTGGCCGCCCGGCCCCGCCACAACGTGCAGAGCGTCCGACTCAAAGCCGTAGCCAAACTGGCGGATGTGCTGGTTGAGGTTGCACTCGGGCACGTAGACCGTCTTGCGCTGTATGCCCGCCTTTTCGAGCAGGTTGCACAGGAGCATGTCATCGTGCCACGTCACGTCGAGGAGCTCCTTGAACTCGGGTAGAGCGTCCTGGACCCACCGGGCCTTGACGATTACGGCGCCGTAACCCTCGAGAACGTCGAGCGGCGCGCCGTGCTGTCGCGGAAAGTGGTCCCGGAAGTAATCTTCAAACTTGAAGCCAGAGAGGCCCCATGCGGACTTGGTGTCGATCTGGTGCCATTTGAGGAGGTTACGGGCCAAGTGCGGGTCATATGTCGTGTCGTCGTCGACGTAGATGATAAGGTCGTCGGGAAGCAGCTTGAGCGCCGGAGCTATGAACTTTGTGCCCGGCCCAAAGTCTTCACAGTCTCTGTTGATTATAACCTTGTCGTGTAGGATCTCCGGAACCTGGCCGTCCCAGTCGGGGAATCGTGTGTACCGACGCGGGATATTGACCCAGACCTCGTGGCACGTCTGCAGGGTGAGGGCCTCGAGGATGGGCCCGAGCTTGTCGAAACGGCTGGGGATGGTCGTGAGACTGATAACGACCTTCATTTAGGCAATAAGACTATTTCATCTTTAATATAACCATCGTCGAGGTCCCACGAAGCGCCGTCTATCGTGAGTTTTCGAGCGCCGCACTGAATCAGGGCACCGGCCCCCACCCGTAGGCAATTGGCGCCTATGCCGATACGAATCAGAGCCGTCACGTCGTAGCCGTCGGCCCATGACTCATGTATAGTGACGAGCTTGCGTGCAGGCCCCTCATGGCCCGTGTATAGAGTCGTCGACTTTGGACAATATTTAGCGCCGTCGTGAAACCCCACGACACCCGGAGAATCGTTGCTCTCCGTAGAGAACGTGTTCGCCTCGGCCCAAGTCGGCATACGCGCGCCCCTGTGCACACAGTGACTGGCGAAAAATACGTCTTCGGGAAAGATGTTCGGATCGGGTGTGACGTCGGGGGGCGGGCCGTGACGCGCGGCAATGTCGGCCATGAGCGCCGGGTCCCGCAGGGAAAACCCACCGTTACCCTGAAAAACGCGCCTATCACCAGTTGGAAAGTGATTCCACGGGGAGCCTATATACGCGTAGTCCATAAACTTCAAAAAATCATTCTTACGGATACCCGTATCAACGTTGAATATGAGCACACGTGCGCCATGCATACGGGACCAAGTGTCCGGTCTGAGCATGAACGCGTTCCACGTGGCCCGTGTCAGGTTCCGACCAATATTAATAAAATTTACATTTGTTTCGGGTCCGATTATCGACTTGATCCGGGCCTCGTTGTCGGGCGAGTGGAAGATGGTCAGACTGGCCCACGGGAGCATGCATGAAAAATTGGACAGGGCGTACGCGAGGTCGGCGTGATCACGAGTTTCGATGAGAACGCCCTCGAGTGGAGCCCGTGCCGGGTGCGTCTTGAAATCACATTCCCATTTTTTAGAAGAGAATTCAGCCCACGAGCTCATAAAGATGATACTCCATTTGACTTTAGATGGCTGACAAGAAGGTGTGGTACGCACCTAATAAGTTCGAGTCCTACGGTCAAGAAGAGATCAAGGCTGTCACGGACTGTCTAAACGACGGTTGGCTCGCGGGTTTCGGCCCCAAGACGGTTGAATTTGAAAATAAAATTTCAGAATATTTTGGAAAAAAGTTTGGAGTGTTTGTAAACTCGGGATCGAGCGCCTGCCTTCTGGCCCTGGCCGCCCTGGACCTGCCTGCTGGCTCCGAGGTGATCACGCCGGCCTGTACATTCTCCACGACGGTCGCGCCCATTATTCAACTGGGGCTCCGTCCTGTATTTTGTGACGTCATGCCCACGGCATACGTCCCGTCTGTTGACGCCGTCCTCGAGAAGATCACGCCCCGGACCAGCGCCATCATGCTTCCGAACCTCATCGGAAACTTGGCCGACTGGCGGAGTCTCCGCGAGCGCCTTCCCAGACCAGACATTTGGATCGTGGAGGACTCGGCCGACACCATGATCCACTCACCGTGGTCTGACGTGTCGACCACGAGCTTTTACGCGAGCCACATCATCACCGCGTGTGGGTCGGGTGGCATGGTGATGTTCAACAACGAGTCCCACAGAAACCGCGCACTCATGTTTCGCGACTGGGGCCGGCTAGGCGACAACTCCGAGCTCGTGTCGGACAGGTTCAACCACGTGGTGGACGGGATCCCATACGATCATAAATTCCTTTACGGCTGCCTCGGGTATAATTTCAAGAGCAGCGAGGTGAACGCCGCCTTTGGCCTTGTTCAACTTGAAAAGTTTGAAAAATTCAAGCAGATCCGCCGGACCAACTTCCGCCGGTACATGGACAACCTCGCGGATCTGAGTCATATTACTCTACCAGACGATTCACGCGAGCCCAACTGGCTCGCGATCCCGCTACAATGTGAGAATCGCATGGAGCTGCTTTCGTTCCTGGAGGCTAACAACATTCAGACACGAGTCACGTTCTCTGGGAACATTACCCGCCACCCCGCGTTCCGCGACCACCTGCAAGAGTTCGAGGCGTCTGACCGCATCATGCGGAACGGATTTCTCCTCGGGTGCCATCACGGCATGACGACGGATGACGTTGATTACGTGTGCTTAAAAATTAAGGAGTTTTACAAGAGTAGAGATGTTCAAGGACTGTAGGGGCACACTGCACTCCATTAAAAATCTCCCCTTTGAACCCAAGGAAATTCTAGTATCTGAAAATGCCAAAAATGTTGTGCGTGGTTTGCACATGAGCCCGTATCCAAAAATTATATACGTGACGCGCGGGTCCATCCACGACTTTTTCTGGACCGAGTACGGCACTACACAGGTGACGCTTCACGCGGGCGAGTCGCTTTTGATCCCAGCAGGTGCGGCCCACGGTTTTTACGCCATCGAAGAGTCGGAGGTGGTGTACCTGCTCGGGGGCACCTTCGACCCCGCGGTCGACCGTAACATCCACTGGCAGACCCCCGAGTTCAATTTCAATTTTGAATTTGACACGTCGCGAGTCATCTTGTCGGCCAAGGATGCGGATGCAGCCTGGTTTCACGAGTACGACTATCTCGTCCTGGGCGCTTCCGGGTTTCTAGGGAAGAGGTGCGTGGAGGCGCTCCGTGCCGCTGGTAAGACGGTCTTTGAGTCTCGGGCGCGCCTCGCGGATACGGGTGCGATTCGTCAGCAGGTGGCCAAGTCGCGCACCAAGTACGTCATATGCGCGGCTGGTATTTCCGGGCGGCCGACCATAGACTGGTGTGACGATCACGAGCAAGAGACATTCGAGACAAACTACCTAGACGTCCTTAATCTCATGCGGACCTCACGGGAGTGCGGCGTGCACCTCACGATATTCGGGTCGGGCGCCGTGTACACGGGCGCCAAGGAACGGTACACTGAAGATGATCAGCCCGAATATGACACAAAGGTGTATTGCCGATTGCGCTGTTGGCTCGAGCGGCACGTGACCGAGGGCGTGTTGTATCTGCGCATCATGTACCCATGCACATTCGACGGCGATCCCAAGTGCTTTAGGACCAAGATGTTGGCCCGCAAGGACACTGTCCACGATGGAGCCGTATCAGTAACCCCGGTGCCCGACCTGTTTCCCCACTTGCCCACGCTCATAGAGGGCCGTGTTTCTGGTATATTTAATTTTGTATCGGACGGGACGGTCAGCCTCAAGACCCTCGCAGGCGTGCCGACCACAAGCGGCGCGGCGCCATCACGGGGGGGATATGAACTTGTGGCCGATAAACTCTCTGCGTACATTCCAGTCATAAAAACAGTTGACGTAATTCTAGACAGATGCGTATCCTCGTGACGGGAGGACTAGGCTTCATCGGATCAAATTTTATAACGTGGATACTCGAACGAAAACAGGACGTCTACATCATCAACGTGGACAAGTGCACCTATTGTTCTAATATAAAGAACGTTCCGGGTGATGACCCACGCCACAAGCATATCCGGGTCGACATCACTGACAAGGCCCGGCTCACTGAAATCTTCGCGGCCGAGAAGCCTGACGTGGTGGTGAACTTTGCGGCCCAGAGTCACGTCGATAACAGTTTCGGCGATCCTATACAGTTCACTATCGATAACGTTCTAGGGACGCACGTGCTCTTGCACGTCGCACACGAATACGGCCAGCTCAAAAAGTTTATTCACATAAGCACGGACGAAGTGTACGGTGAGGTGGGCCCGGGTGAGACGTCGTGCGAGCGTTCCCTTTTGAACCCGACCAATCCCTACGCGGCATCAAAGGCTGCGGCTGAATTCCTTGTGAGATCTTACGGTCACTCTTTCAAATTCCCCTGGATAATCACGCGAGGGAACAACGTGTTCGGTCCCCGGCAGTACCCTGAAAAACTCATTCCAAAATTTATAAATCAAATTGCAGAGGGCCGTCCCTGTACCGTCCACGGTAACGGCGAGACCCGACGGAACTTCATATACGTCGATGACGTTTCTAGCGCTCTACAGGTGATTCTCGAACGGGGTGAATTGAACCGTTTTTACAATATAGGAACCCGAAACGAGTTTTCGGTCCTTGAGATTTTTGAAAAACTCCGGCGACCGGGTGCGTCCATGGTCCACGTGCCGGATCGGCCTTTCAATGACAGTAGGTACTGTGTGGACTCGCGACCGCTCATGGCATTGGGCTGGCGCGAGGAAGTTCCTTTCGATGTCGCACTCGAAAAGACGGTCGGGTGGTACATTGAAAATAAGGACTGGTGGTCTAAAGATTAATAACGATATTTCAAATAAATGAATCAGGTATTTAAAAGACCGACGGATGAGTTCGGCTTGGGTAATTTATTTATAGTACTGACCGTAATAGCAGACGCGTGTAATAAGCTGCATGACAATGTATATGACTATGAACTATCAAATTGCGTCACTCTAAATGGTTTTACACGTGTATCATATGAAGGGGAACCTCCGTATCGCCCTTTGTTCATAAATAATCACACCATAAATTTCGTTCATCCGAAAATCAGGGATATCGTAAGCCCGACTGCACATATGCAAGGTCTCATAGAAAAACACGAACATATAATACGAGACGTGACGGCGGCCGTGTCTATTCGTAGAGGGTCTTACTGCGCCGACTCTAGGCAGTATAAAGATGCACGTGGTGATAAACAGAATCATTATTTTTGTTCGGATGCTGGCCTTGAAAAATTCAAAAATATCATAAGACTTTCTAAAGGGCGCGTGTTCGTTTCATCTGATTCACAATCGACTATTCGCCAACTCCGAGAAGAATTTGGGGAAAAATTGAGTGTGTTTGAAATGTCCTACGCGATCACATGCACACATGATCAGACGTGCTCAAATATAGAAGATTTACAAAATGTATATCTCAAGTGGTTCTTATTGAGCAAGTGTCCGGTTCTGTATCTAACAGCTGGTAATAAGGATCTTACTGGTTTTTCCACGTATGCTTATATAGCAGCTATATACGGAAGAAAGCCGTTCCAGTTTGTCTTCAACGAAGAGTAAGCCTCTTGCTTAGCGCAAGCTGAGCATGTACAGCGTCGAGCGAATCAGAGCCACAATCTCATCGTAGATATTGCGCAGGTACGAATCCTTGGACAGGCGGCTCTGGGCGCGCACGCGCGTGAGCAAGGACCGAAAGTACTCCTTGGCCTTGCGCGGGTCTTTCATAAAGCGCTTATTGACATTGACTGAGCGGAGGCGGCCGTACTTGCCCATGTACGCCTCGGCCCACGAATCGAGAAGGGGGACGATGCCCTCATAGTACGCCTGAAGCGCCTTGTGCTCGGCGAAGGAAGGGGTCGTCAGATGGAAGGCGTGCGCCTGTGTCCGGGAGTTCATGAGCGTACCGACAAATCTGGCGGCCATTTAATTTCTGTCTAGAATTTAATGGCGGATCCAGAGTTTACAGAGATTCGGATCGCGCCCGGGACGATCCTGTACAAGGGTCTCCCAGTCCCATGCACAAGCCTACTCAAGGACATTAGGAGCTTTTATCTGACAGACGACCAGGCCCACGCACGCAAATACGGGAACGTATGCGCCTTCCGTGTCAAGAAGCTCTTGAGACTTTTTGAGATGAATCACGAGAATATAAAGAAGGTTCTTGCGATGCCCGGACTGTCCAAGACGCTCAAGTGGCGGCTCGAGACGGCGTTCGGCACGGGGATCAGCGCGGGGGAGCAGGTCCGGCGGCTCCGGACGCTCAAGGTGGGCAGCATTCCACGGGGCGTCAACAACTCGACGGCGGGGCAGCGCGCGTCATGGAAGGCGCTCAACAAAAAACTTGGAACTTATTTTTCTCAAGATTTTTTGAGGGTCCGTGGCTATGACGGCTACTATGCAGAGGGCAAGTGGTCGGTGTTTCACTCTGGCTATTTTTCTTCTGAAATTATGCTCACGAACGCGTACCAGAAGATTGAGCGGGCCGAAGGTCGCATGCCTGTCTTATCGCTCCGGACGCTCAGCTTCCCACAGACGCTCGCTCGCCTATTCATGGAGTATAGCAAGCGTGAAAAGTACCTGATCAAGCCTCACCGAGAATTCGTCATCTTTTGCACGGGTGGCCAGGCTGTGAACCTGTACCTGCGGCAGAGGACCAGGGCTGCACGGGTCCGCCTCATTAGGCAGACGAGTGATTTTGATTTCAGTTTTGCAGTGAATAAACCAATAACGACACTGGCTGTCCTGCGGCGCAAGGGCGCGGCTATGAAGCTCGTCATGCAACGACACATGGATGGTTTTGCAAAGTTTATAAACAAAAATTACAAGGGCGCCAACGTCGAGGTGCGGTTCAAGCCCATGCGCCGCGTTCTCCACGCGCCGGTACAGGTGCCAGCTACAGGACGGCGGACGCACCTCGTGTACACGTGGCAGCTCAAGATTGGCGGGAAGCTCATCAGTGTGGCCGACTCGGCCCTTTCGCTCTACCCGGGCGTCTCGCGAGAGTGGCTAAGCAAGCGGTTCTCATTCACGACCGGCGTCCCCATAGAGCAAGCAAAGTATCAACTTATGGACGCGCTTGGAATCCTGGCTGGCTCTTTCCTGCACAAGTCACAGGTGGCCCAGCGCAACCCACTGACCGGTAACCCCGAAAAAGGCCAGAAGAATGTTGCCCGGGCGAATCAACTGAGTCGTGTCATCTCAAACCACGCAAAGAATTACGACCCCCGACTCGTCCGTCTGTCCGCCAAGACTCAAAATCTTTTGAACAAAATTAGAAATAAAAATTTGAGTGGGTCGAAGATTGAGGCGGCAACGGTCGAGGCCATCGTGAAAAATTTGGTTCTGCGGGCGTGAGGCCCCGGGCCGGGAAGGGTATTTCACCAAAACACAAAGAGTCTCGGCCTCGCCCAAAAAGCGAGTCTTGTGCACAGGACCCTACCGGCTCTCCACACCTTCACCAACCAAAACAAAGATGGCCGCCTCTTCCTTTGCCCTTGCCTGCGATGCCCTGGCCCGCGAGCGTGACCGCGTGTTCCTCCTGCAGGTCAGCGCCGACTACAAGATTGCCTTTGAGGAGCTCGAGGCCAAGTACCTGGTGGCGGCCGAGTCGGCCATCAAGGTGCCCAAGCAGAAGAAGGTCCGGGTGGCCAAGGTGACCGTTGAGGGTAAGCCCGAGGGTGAGCGGTGCCAGGCTCTCACTGCCAAGAAGGGTCAGTGCAGCTTCAGCCCTCTGAAGGGTGAGTGCTACTGCAAGCGCCACCTCAAGCAGCAGTCGGAGGCCCCTAAGCAGGACATCCCAAAGCCGGTCAAGCCCGCTCCCAAGAAGGCGACCGTCAAGGTGGAGCCGGTGCATGAGCACGAGCTCGATGGCACCAAGAACGCCGACTGCGACCTGTGCCAGACGCACGGTACGGCGCTTTCTGAAGAGCAGGAGTTCGAGGAGGCGGTGGAGGCGCCCACTCCCACCCTGGAGGATAGCGAGGACGAGGACCCCGAGTCGCTGGGATGGCAGAAGCCTGTGGTGGAGAGCGATGCGGAGAGCGAGTTTGATGCGGAATGAGTGTAACGAAAAATAGGTTTTGTGAACAGCACGCGTCCGGCCCTTGTCCAAAAAACCCAACAAACCAAAAAGACAGATGGCCCAGTACATCCGTCCCACCCTTCGCACTCACCGCGGCTGCTACAACGAGCCGCGGCGGCTGCACCCCGAGGACCGCGCGCGACTCCTGCTCGCCACCCCGCCGATTGTGCGTCGCGTGACCGAGTGGACCCCTTCGCTCGAGTATGAACTCATTGCCCGCACCATGCTCCCCGAGGACCGCGAGGCCTATATCGCCAAGTCTGTGGCGTGGTTCGAGGCGCACCCAACCGTGACCCGTTCAGCAGCACCGGCGCGTTCGGAGGGTGTTGACATCGATGCAGTGGTGGCCATGTTCGCCAAGTGGGGGTCGGCCGCGCCTCTGGAAGAGTATCACCGGGTGGGTTACTCGGAGGCGGCCGTAGAGCGCGTGCGTGCGCAGAGGGCGTGGTTCACCTCTCACGCTGACGAGCTTCAGGCGGAAATTGAGCGGCGCTGGCCGGGTTCGGCGTCGTCCAAGCCAAAGAAGGTCATCAAGGCTGTTAAGAAGAAGATGCCTTAGACTATAAATGTCCGCACCTCGATGGGCCGACCTAGAAGACGACGACGCGCCCTGGCCCGAACCTCCCGAGGTGGCGCCCGAACCGAGTTCATACACGCCCCCGCACAAGCGCAGACCTCGCCTTGCTGCGCCCAAAAAGTCAGCGGCCGCAAAGCCTGAAAAAGAAAAGGCGCCCAAGTAAAATAAGAATGAGTTGCGACGTGTGTTGCGACGCGTTCAACTTGTCAAATCACAAGAAGGTGCCATGTCCGCACTGTCCATTCAATGTATGCACGAGTTGCGTCGAGAAATATATGCTCGACTCGCCCGACGACCCGCATTGCATGGCCTGCCGCAAGGGGTGGAATCGCGAAACTCTCTGTAACGTGATGCCTGTTAAATTCGTCACAAAGACGCTCAAGGCGCGCCGCGAGGAGCTCCTCTTCGAGCGCGAGCGTAGCCTCATGCCCGCCACGCAGGTCCATGTCGAGGCTGAAAAGAAGCGGCGGTACTACGAGTCACTATGTGAAAAAGGTCGCGAGCAGTTTCGCGAGTTGAGCGCGCAGCACACTAAATGCTCCATGCAACCACTCGCGATCCTGGCTGCGGAGATGGGCGTCCCGACCGAGTTCGAGGCGATGATCGAGCGCAGTAAGCGCTGCAACGACATTGAAAAGAAGATGCGCGATATTGAACTTGATATGAAACACTGGACGTTTTGTCGCGACGCGTGGTTCCGTCCTCAGCTCGTCGCCGAGCGCCGTCAGTTTGTCCGCGCGTGTCCCCACTCCAACTGCAAGGGCTTCCTCAGCTCGGCCTGGAAGTGCGGCCTGTGTGAAAACTGGGCCTGTCCTGACTGTCACGAGGTCAAGGGCCGCGACAAGGACGCCCCGCACACGTGCGACGCCAACAACGTGGCGACGGCTCGGATGCTCGAGAAGGACTCGCGCCCTTGTCCCAAGTGTGCGGCGCTCATCTTCAAAATTGACGGGTGTGACCTGATGTGGTGTACGCAGTGTCATACTGCATTCAGCTGGCGCCGCGGAACCATAGAGACGCGCCACATACACAATCCACACTATTATGATTATATGCGGGCCCGTGGTACTCTGGCGCGCGAGCCCGGAGACGCGCCGTGTGGCGGGCTGCCTTCATGGGTGGCGATTTCCCGTATAACGAATTCTCCCAACATCGCTACTATTCACCGCATGTACGGCCATATTCAGCACATAGTTCTAGCTAGATACACTACCAATGCCATAGAGGACAACCGGGACATCCGCATCAAGTTTATGATTGGCGATTTCACAGAAGAGATATTCAAAAAGAAATTGCAGCAACGCGAAAAGGCTCGACAGAAGAAGACGGATATCCGGCAGGTTCTCGAGATGTATCAGACCGTGACCATAGACCTCATGCAATCTTTCCTAACGCACAGGAATCCCGAGATTGTCGTTGAAGAGTTTTCGCGGCTTCGAGACCACGTGAACTCTGAGCTCGGTGCGATATCCAGGCGCTACACAAAATGCGCTATTCCCACGATCCACGACAATTTCATGATGTATTAGAGAAAAAGCTCGCAAGACTAATAAATGCAGATCTTCGTGAAGACGCTGACCGGCAAGACGATCACCCTCGAGGTTGAATCAGCTGATTCAATCGCGGCGGTAAAGGCTAAAATTTCCGACAAGGAGGGAATCCCTCCAGATCAGCAGCGTCTGATTTTTGCAGGCAAGCAGTTGGAGGATGACCGGACGCTCGCAGACTACAATGTGCAAAAAGAATCGACTCTCCATTTAGTTCTGAGATTGCGCGGAGGCCACTAGACCTCCTCGTTGGGCGGAGTCGAACTCTCGATCGACGGGTGATCTAGGGCGTCGTGACGCAGGCGGCCCCACAGGGTTCCTGGGCGGGGCCGCGCAATTTCAAACGTCCGCGGGCTCCCGCCCTCGACGGACGCTCTGGGCGTCATGAGGGACGCGGCTATGCTCGCGAGCGATCCTGGTTTTGGCAGGCGGCTAGGGGGCTTCAGGGCCAAAAAGTTCTCCAGACCTTTTTCAAGGGGATTTCCAGCTTCTATGGTCGAGTTGAACTCTGTGAAGCACTCGTTCAGGAACGCGACACCCTCAGTGACGCGCTGGGCCCTGTCGATGCTGAGCTCCTTGGCGATTTTGAGAGCGATCCGCTTCACATGGATTGATGAGTTGAGAGCCCTTGTCATTTTTTCGTTCAATTTCATGTACAGCTGAATCGAGCCTAGAACGCCCGTTCCAGCAGACAGAACGGCGTTGAGAATGCTCACCATATTTTGTTCGACAAACTGACCGAGTGAAATGGCGGTCAGTGCGTTTATGGATGATATGACCAGTATAGGGATATTGAAACGTGATGATAGTCCGTTGTAGTATGTAAACTCTTTCGAGTAGTGCTTTTGCATATAGTTGCACTGCTCTTCGAGCTTTCGGAGGAAGGCTTCTTCTTTATCGTGCCACTCGTCTTCCTTCATACTTGGGGCTGAGAAATTAGAACGCACTCGACCTCGGCCTCGCCGGCGACACACGGGAAGTTCACAAGATATCCCGACTCGAGGCCTGTGAGACGGCCGTAATTACGCACCTGGTTCCTGAACTCGTCCTTGAGGCGCGGGACCGACTTGAGTTCGACTATTGTCCGGCCATCCACGATCAGGTCGGCCCGTAGGTTGCCCACGGTGTGGCCTTCGTAAATCACGGGAAGAATTTTTTCAGTCTCGTACTGGATACCGGCCAAGCGGAGCTCCACCTCAAAGGCGTTATGGTAGACGCGCTCACTGTACCCCGGTCCCAACTTTTCAAAAATTTTTTTAGAAATGTTTTTCAAAAACTCTTCCATCTGGAGTGAAGACGGGCAGAGTCTCTAGATGGAAAATTTCCGAGTCTCTAGTAGATGGTGCCCGTGTGGAAGATCTATAGTTATTGGTCGACGGCCCTGGCGGTCCTATGGCTCGTGGGTCTCTTGCCCTTCTCACCCTTGGCGTCGTGTGTGGCGACCCTCGTAGGGAGTATATTTTTCGTGTTGGCCGGGGGTACACTTTTCCGACCGATCGGCATTTTCATAGTGGCGACCCATGTCGTGCCGGTCATCCTCCTCCGGAAAACTAAATTTAATTTTTTTAAAAATTTTTTGATATTTGGAGTTTACAACTTGGCACTGCTCGCAACCGGGACGAACTTCAAGGAGGTCTATGAACAAGTTTTTCGGGAAAATCCTAGGACCATACGGGAATACCTTAGTCAGAGGGGGCTCGTCTGAAAAACGTGTCGTGTGCACACAGGGATCAGTGACCATGACCCTAACCCCACCAAACACAAACATGGCTCTCCAGATACTCAAGCGCCTCGAGGCCACTACCAGCCGTCTTGAGAAGGAGGACATCCTCGGCGAACACGCCGACGACCCCGTTCTCAAGTCTGCTTTCCGCCTGGCTCTTGACCCGCTCGTAAATTTCTATATTAAAAAGGTGCCCGAGCCCGACGCGTCCGGGGGGCAGCGCAAGTCGCTCGAGTGTGCTTTCCGTGAGCTCGAGACCAAGCTGTGCTCGCGTTTGCTGCGCGGCCACGACGCCCGTGACCACGTGGCGTGGCTCCTCGGCGTGCTCTCCAAGGACGACCAGGAGGTGCTTCGGCGCGTCATCGGCCGCAACCTCAAGTGCGGCGTGAGCGACGCGACGGTCGAGAAGATCTGGCCCGACCTCAAGCTCTCGTACCCGTGCATGCTGGTCAGCCCTTTGAACGAAAAAACAAAAATTAAATTTCCGTGCATGGCCCAGACCAAGATGGACGGTATGCGCTTCAACGCCATCTGTGAGAAGGGTCAGGTGTCGTATCGCACGCGTGCGGGCAAGGAGCTCCACCTCTTTGGGGCCCTCGACGACGACGTGCGGTACTGGGCGGGGCTGCTCGACTGTGTGCTTGATGGCGAGCTGCTGATGACGGGGTTGGATGGCCACCTCATGGACCGCAAGACGGGCAACGGCCTCCTGACCAAGTTCCAGAAGGGCACTGGCACCCCAGAGCTTGCGACGCAGATCCGTGCAGTCGTTTGGGACCTCGTCCCGCTCGACTTTTTCCGCACGGGACGGTGCCTCATGTCCTACGAAGAGCGCTTGAAGCTGCTCGGCACCGAGAGCCACGGGCACGTCAACCCTGCGCACACGTCCACCGTGCGCTCTATGGAGGAGGCGCAGGAGCTCTACCAGCAGAAGTTGGCCGAGGGTGAGGAGGGTCTGGTCCTCAAGGATCCCCGGGGTCCGTGGGAAGACAAGCGGGTCAAGCACCAGGTCAAGATGAAGGCGGAGCTCGAGGCGGACCTGCGCGTCACGGGGGTCGTGCCGGGGACGGGCAAGTATAAGGGCAAAATTGGCTCGCTGATGGTTGAGTCGGTCGATGGCGTCGTGAAGTCGGCGGTGGGCACGGGCCTCGATGACGAGGAGCGGTCGTGCGACCCTTCGGTTTTCATCGGTCAGATAGTGTCCGTCAAGTACAATGCGCTCATCGAGGACAAGAAGACGGGTCAAAAGTCGCTGTTCCTGCCGGTCTTTGTGGAGATCCGTGACGATAAGAAGGAGGCTGACGTACTCTGAAGCCGCGGTCTCATAACTGACCGTGGTCTTCTAGGTACTGTGACCACGCGCGCCTTCTTCACGGACGGGCGCACCGGCAGTCCCACGACGAATGCATAATTATAGGGGCCACGCTTATTTTCAGCCCGGCACGGGGGTGCGTAATTGATCTGGGTCGCTCCCAGTGCCTTCATAATTTTACCCGAAACTGGAAGGTTCCCCGCCTTCACGAGACGTTCTATATTTTGCGAAACCTGCCAAAGAGGGATGCCCGTGTTTCTAGACGCGTTCACAGCCGTCTTGCGCAATCTGAACCCTATCCTCTGACCTCTATATTGCTTACTAGTCTTTCCATAGTGTATATAGACGCCTCTATTAAAGTTGTTTCTACAAACAGGCTCTAGTTGGATATAGCCTTTGTCACCGACGCTCAGAGACGCGTAGGGACCTCTACCATTTTTCGGAGAGTTGAATCTATTTAAATTCATATTGGCGTTCATCAATTTATTAAGTGTATTGATGTACCTATTGAAGGTGGTTGAATCGTTGTAGTTGGCTACACGGCTTGCTATTCTTTCGTTGTCGTAGTTGCGCCTGTTGCGTAGCCACCGCCGTATCCACTCTTTCCTATTCATGCCGTTCTTCATAAAGTTGTTTCGCTCTTCAGAGTTGAGCTGGACTAGGAATTTTGATATCAAATTCTTCCTATTCGTTGCCAAGATCCCTATGGCCGTGTTCACGTTATTCATCTAAATTCACAATAGAAAATAAAAACTGAATATAGAGTAATGAACGTGGGCGTGGGCCAGACGGGGACCACGTGTTGGTTCTTTTCATCTTTGAACATATTTCTCACATCTGATAACGGCCTAAAGATCCTGTGGCAGAAGCTTCAGGAGACATTGCCCACGTTATCTAACAGACAACGCGCCTATTTCAATTCAAATATCAACGCGCCGTGCCCATACAAGGGTGCCGTCAAGAAGACAAGCGCTATTTATTTCTGGAAATTTCTGAACCAGTACATCTGTGCCGTGGGAGGTCCAGGGCGGCTCATTCCCAAGTCGGGCTTGAACGCATACCTGACGAAGAACGTCAAGTGGCGCGCCAGCTCTACAAAAGAATCCAAGGGCACGGGTGGTGGCTTCCCGTCGTGGGAACTCCCGGCCCTCCTCGGACACTTGGGGTTCAGGGTCGGGCGTGATTTTAGGATGTTGAATGATGAAAGATGGCGGTACAAGTTCAAGAACAATAGCTGGACGGCCCCTATCCTCATGTATAGCGGTGGTGGTCACACTTTTAAAATGAGGGACTTGGTGCTAGAAAAAAGAGGGTACGATCTCACGGGCGCTATAGTGTACGTCTCTCCTTCTCGCGAGTCGGAGTTGATGCCGCACGTGTGGGCCTGTGTTATCCGGAACGGAAAGGGTTACATATGCAATTCTAATTTTCCAACTACACAGATAGAATGCAGATGGTGGCTAAAGGATGAGCTCGAGCGCTACTTCATGACGGTCAGCCAGCCGTACAGACCAGGAGTGGCGCGGCTCATGGGTTTTGATGTCATCATGTACACACGCAAGGAATTTACAAACAAAATTTCACCGAGCTGTCAGCTGCCCAAGTCGTACAGACCGCTCACGTATAACAACGAGAATAAGTTGGAGAACTTGAAGCAGTGGGGTTCCGTGAATTTCTTGAAAACGGGCCGTGTAGGGAACGCCCATAAAATATTCTCACCCAGAGTTCGCGCCGAGGCCATCCGTCTGAACGCGAAACGCCCTATCATGACGGCGGCGACGTTCAATAAGTTTGTAAATCAGGCGGGTTCTTTTAATCATGGTATGAGACTCTTGCAGTCCGCGAAAAACTACAAGGTTAATGCGAACGGTCAGAATTACAGGAATTATAGAAAGAAATTAATCGCTAAATTTCCCCCAGTACCCATTCCCAAGAATATGATGACCTATTTCTGGAGAACTTCAAACTCCAACAGTGAATTCGCTAATAGAGTCCGGAACTACGCCAATAGATCGGGATATACCGTCAATGAGAATAATCTCAGGGGCATCCTTACCCGGCGTGCAGCGACACGGGCGGGCGCGAAGCGCGGGCGCAATGCCGAAACCGAGCGCATGTACCTCGTGAACGGTAAGGATTGGTTCAATAGTAACGCGACAAACGTGACGAATAAAATAAACCCAAACAACTGGGTCCAGACGACGAATAATATCGGGACGAATTATATTGTGGGTTATACCAACTCCAACAACGTCAAGACGTATAAGCGCAAGGTGGCGAATTTTAATAGCGCGAGGGCGGCGCGAGCGCGTCGGGGGTAAAAACACGTTCTGTACCCGCGAGGGCCAGGCCCACCGCCAGCCAAACACCAAAAAAAGACCCGGCCACCACACGATGTACATGCTCAAGTTCTCTCGCTACGACTGCCCCGGCTGTGACAGGAGCTGGTACTTCGACACTCTAGAGGAACTCGAGTCCTTCGTCAAGGATGCCCACCCCAAGTTTCCGGAGACTGGATGGCGACATGGACACGAGTTTTATCCGAACGGTCTAAGCATCTACGAGGTTATTGGGCAAAAAGCTGTTCTGAAAATGAGGTCTATGGTTGACTCAAATGATTTCGAGTACGAGATGCCCATGTGCCTTTCTACAAAAGTTGAATTTGTGTCTCAACTCATATACAATATGCAGGGAATCGTGGACGCCATGGAAGATGGCGGTTACCAGTGGCCACTGGATAAGATCACCCCACGGGTAGACAAGGAGGAACTGGTCAAGACTGTGTTCCAGCCAGATAGGATGGAGAGGATGGGCGGACCCGACTGGCTGGAGTGCGTCTAAAAACACGTTCTGTGCACGTGGAAGCCGTGCCCGCCGCCAGCCAATCATCCCAAAATGGCCACCACCGTCAAGTTTCTGAGCTTCCGCCCGTGCACCTTCGGCAACCTGCGTCCGACCCCCAACGTCACGGAGTGGGAGGCTATTCGCGCGGCGATAGAGGTTGACAAGACTCCTCGCCTCGAGCCCACCCCTGAATCCCTCCAGGGCAAGGAGCTCAAGATTCTATCGAGTTACCGCAGCGCCCTCATGTGGCTTGAGGGTGGTCCCATCATCACCCGCCACGATCCCAAGACGGAGGGGGGGCACGGATATGCAGGGTGGCCACCCGCGGGCATCAAGGAGGAGGTGTTGCTCGGGGAGGACTGGGTCGCGGAGGTTGAGTTTGTGTAATTTCATGTTCTGTGCACGCCCATGACCCGTGCCCCGTCTCCCTCTGTACCCAAAATGTCAAACCGCCGCCACGTCCTCAATCTCATAAGCCACATCATGCACAAGATCAAGAACTCGGCCAGTCACGAACAGCGCTTTGCCCTACTTGACAATGTCCAATTATTAACAGACATTCTCAAGGAGGTTACTACATTTGAAACTAATTTACTAATGGAGTTGGATGTGGACTAAGAGAAAAAAGAATTTTAGGGAAAGGAGGTTATGTGTCCACCTGACTCGTGCCGACTCTCGGTCCGGTCACCCCATAAAACCCCCTGACCGAATGGACGACTGCCCTGTGTGCTGCCAGGCGCTCGAGTGGTGGCCCACGGCTACGACCTCGTGTGGTCACAAGTTCCATAAAGAGTGTCTGAATAAGTGGAGCGCGATGAAAAAAACATCGTGTCCCATGTGTCGGCACTCGCCCGTCGCCGTCAAGACGACGACGTGTTCACGCGCCACGTGTCAGATGCCGGCCCTGAAAGGGGGTGGGATGTGTTTGGACCACACGGTTCAGAAACACTTCAACTTCATCCCGTGCGGGCCCATGACGGTTGGGTAGGGCCCTGTAAAAATTCGTGTCATTCTCACACCGGGTCCGGGTGGTCGGGTGTGAAGTCAAACATGACTCCCGACCAGGCGGCTAACGTGATTCAGAACGCCTGGCGCCTTTTCGACGACACGCGCAAGGATCGGGCGCTCGACGAGTACAGAGCAGAGTTGTGGGACACATACTATCGCGAGTGTTGTACACCGGGGGCTTGGGAGTTTTATTGACCCGCGTGTCACTAAAGAGAGAAAACAAAATTTCAAAAACTGTTTTGGAGTTCACGGCGGTGAGCCATGTTCCTATTATTCTCGGCTACCGTGCATGGGCGTAGCATAGTCTTTCTATTGTCCAGGCGATTCCACTTGATGTG